GTAGAACGTCTTGTTCGTCAGAGCGCCCGCGTCCACTGCTCCCTTAAGAGCCGTGCCAATCTCGGCGGCCAGGGCAGAAGCGGGAGCATGCGCGTCTCGCAACTGAGCCGCTACGTCCTGGGTCGTATTCAGTAGGTCGGAGAAGTTCTGGCGCAGCGTGAGGGACGCGCTGTTTACGCCCGTAAAGCTGGCCTTGGCCTTATTAGCTTCGCTATCCACCTGGCGCATCGACCGGACGACGCCGATGATGTTCTGCTCGAAAGTGGTGCTCAGCCTGATTAGCTGGGACCACACCTGGTCGAGCTTCTGCATCTGGGTAAACTGATCACTGGTGACCTTGTTCAGTGCGTTCATGTCGGCACCGAGAATGCCGCCCGTCTGGCCCATCGCGGCGTAAGCGTGCGCCGTGGCAGCAACCTGAGCGCGGACGCTGGCCATCGCCCCAGCGCCCTTGGTCATCATGTCTTGCATCTTGACACCGGAGGCCGTAACGAGACCCTGCGCGATGTTCATGCCGTGGTACTGGCTGCCCAGCGCCTTCAGCTTGTCGTTGTATGACTGCGCCTCTTGTGCCTGAGTCGACATGCCCTGCTGGAGCTGCTGCCCCCTGTGATACGCGTCGATCATGGTCTGGTTGCCCTTGCCCATGGCGGCCTGGGCAGATACGATCGGGTTGTGCAAATTTTTGTAAGCGTCACCAAGCTGATGCTGCGCCCCGGCGAGCTGTGACGCGGCCTGCGCCTGTGCGTTCATCAGCGCAGAGTACCCCTGCGTCGCGTTCATCGCGCCGATGGTCTGCTGCAAGCTGGCGAACCATTGCTGGGTTGCCGTCTTTGCTGTCAGCGCCGCGTACGCGAAGAAGGTAACAGCCGCTGCGGCCAGGGCGATCCAGCCCCACGGCAACTGGCTCGCACCCGCAGCGTAAGTTCCAATGCTGCGCAATCCGCCCGCTGCTTTCTCACCAGCAACGCCCATCTTGGCCAAGGGACCTTCGATCCGGCCCACGTTGGCGGCCAGGTTGCCTATTCCCATCAGCACGTTCGGTATAACCCGGGCAAATCCTGTAGCGGCAAGACCGGCGTACAGAAACGCACCGTGCGCGACCAGACCGAAGTGCAGCAACGGCTCTGCGAGCTGCGTCATTTTCTCAGCAAAGCCCGTGATCTGATTTGCCAGATCGAGAAACACCTGTGCGTAACCGGGTACTGCCCGGAACACGGTCCCCAGAATGCCACCCAGGTTACCTATAATGCTACCGAGCATATACACATCATGAGCGGAGTTGGCCATAATGCCATTGAAACCGTTGCTGCTGTCGATGGCGTTAGTGAACCTGGCACCCAGGTCGGCCAGGGCCATTCCGGTCTGGGATATAACTTGCTGAAGAATGCCGGTCTTGTGGGCCGCAATTACTAGGGCATCTCCGAACAACTGATACACATAAGGCTTCGCCGCGTCCGCTAGCTTGGTGAACCCTCCGGTCAGCGGGTAGATCGACTTGCCAGTAGCCTCCGTGACGGTCTGGAGGTTTTGCATGTGGTGCGCGATGTCCTGGATGGTAGGAACCGCTGCTGCACCAAAAGCACCAAGCGCGATAATCGCCGGAGCGACCACCGAGACGATTTCTAGTATTCCATCCGCAAGGATGTGCAGGTAGCTCGCACCCGTAAGCCAGGCAGGCAGCCAGCCGTTCAAGACGCCACCAAACAAGTCGACGCCCTGTCGCATCCTAGTAAACCAGCCTGCGGTGCGGGTCGCAGCTGCGCCGAGGAAACCGATCCCGGCAGCAGCGTTCTTCATGTTGCCTTCGGTCTGGCCCGCCTCCCGGTTCAACTGTTCCATAGCTTGAACTAGGGCCGGAAGCGCAGAGTCCTGAACGCTAATACCGATCTTGATGTCACCCAAAGCTGCTTTGAGCGCCCGTGCCTGTGCGAGGACGGAGGCGAAACCGGCAGCCGAATCGTCGTTGACTACGACGTCAATCTCAACTAGTGACATTTACGGTAAATCGCCTCCTTCTTCCTCGTCTAGCGCTATGATGCGCAGCAAACGTACGACGCCCACGTCCTCCCCCAAGATTTGCGAAGGCAGTGCGCCGAATTCCTTACACAGCCGCAGAACGAACCTGGCCTCGGCTAGCTGCCAGGGCTCTCCGACAGACCTTCCAGTCCCAGGCTCGACTCCTCCAAACGATTTGGCGGCCTGGTACCGTTCGATCGCGTCGGATATTTCGTAGGGACCGACGTCAGTGCCACCATCCAGGCGGAAAGGATCTCGGACAGTGTGTTCGATTCGATCCGTTCCACGCCTTTCTTGGTCTTGGGAACGGGACGACCGGCCGGGACTTCGAGGTTCCAGCTGACCAGGGCCGTCAGGAACTGGTCCAGAATCTGAGCGTTGGAGTCGAAGACAGAGAGCGATTCCCCGCCGATCAGCTTGTTGTAGACACCGACACTGACAGAGTGGGTGACCACTTCAAGCCCTTCCAAGGCACTGCCCGAGAAATTGAGCTTGATGGTAGTGGTCTCTGGGGTGAAACCCACTGCCGCCTCCTTCTGTTGTGGAACCAGGCTTGCCTAGCTCCAGGTGGGAACGTTGCCGTCCGCGAGGACGCCGGGGGCCTGGTAGGTCAGCTCACCGGCGATGGGACGGTTGATCTTGTAGTCGGTGAACAGCACGCCCGTCAGGTTCAGGTTCTTGCCGTTGGTCGTGATGTTCACCGCCCGGCTGACGCTCGTGCTCGGAACGGTGCTGAACACGGCGTGCTCCTGGCTAGCCGACGGGTTGAAAACCCCGTCGAACTGGCAGGTGAAGTCCGCAAGCAGAAGCAAGCGCTCGATTGCGGACTTGTCCAGGCCGGTAACCTCCTGGACTGCGCGGGGTGTTCCCCACTGAATATTGGTCATGTCGTTGCGCAGGTCCCGGAGGGTTCCTACGGCGTCTGCGACCTGGAGTGTGGTCCAGGCGAGACCGGTGGACTTGGCCATGGCTGTTTAGCCCCTTTCGAATCTCGTCGCGGCCTGATCCAGGGTGTTTGCGAAGCTATCGACCCAGTCGTCTGGCCCTCTGAACTTGTACCGGCTCCCCGGGTCGGGGTTGCCTCGCCAATCTCCCATCCGGCGAACATACGATTCGTCGCGGACTGGGAGTCTGTGGGTGCCGAAGCACGATTGATGCGGATAAACAAAAATCTTCCAGACGCCGTCTTCGATCTGAGTCCCGGAGAGACGTCGCCCTGAACGCTCCCTGAGGTAGATCAGGCGCTCTGGCCCCCCCTGTATGCGCGTGTCGATCAGCAGGGTCAGGCCCGTGTCCCAGTAATCGCACTCGGCCTCCTGGCAGCTCGCTATCCGCAGGGGCCGCACGATCTCGTGGGTCGTGTATGCCTGGGCGGGACCGGCTGGCTCGACATGACCCGCGCCGTTCGCGTCCTGGACCAGCATTGACGTAGTCATTCTAGAACACCACCGCCACCGGGTTCATCGAGAACTGCACCGCGAACACCGCGCTGGAGAACGTGCCGGTAGTGATCACCTTCAAGAACTCACTGATCGCGCTGGCCGTCGTCAGCCGGACGGCCTGGGGGGAAGAAAGCGCGGCGGTCGTCAGGCCCGTGGTAGTGTAAGCGCCACCGCTGGTCGTCGCGGACTGGATATCGATGGTCACTGAGGTGCCGACGAACGAGATCAGCTGGACGTACGCCTGAGCGCCGAAGCCGGGGGAAGCGGCTCCGTTGTCGAAGAACGGACCGACCGTGGCGACCGTGTCGGTCCTCTTCCCAGCGGTGAGGGCAATTCCCCACTCGAGACCGAAGCCCTGGCTCTCGCAGTGAATGTCTCCCAGAAGCATGCCGTCTTTCTCACGCTTCCAGTCGTAGTTCAGTTGCTTGCTGTTCTGGGAGAAGCACGGTGATCCGGCCAGCAAGGGCGGCATCATGCCGGTGACAATCACATCGCCCAGGGGGAGCGGGGCCAGCGCCGCGTGCTCAGCTCCGGCAACCGGATTGAAGAAGACCTTGAAGTTGACTTCGCCGTCACGCTGCAATCCGAACCGTGCATGGGCGAATTGCGTGATGTCGGTGGCGTCTCCGGTCTTGGGACCGCCCCGGATGTTGTTCAGGTCGTTGGTGTCGCCCGAGATATCAAAACCGTTGACGTAGAAGTTGGCACCAAGGCCAGTTTGCTTACCCATCTGAATCGCCCTTCTGACCTAGGTGATGTTCCAGCCGATCGGTCACGTGCTGCTTGATGTTGTCCTCTACGTTCTGTACGTGCGTAGCCGTCAGCGCCGTTGTGAAGATAGAGAACGTGGCGGCAAACAGCGGGATCACGGTTAGCGCGACGACAACCTTTATGACCTTGCCCAGTGTGTGGTGCGGCTCGACCCCGGTGCCGACCGTTGTTGCTTCTTCAAGAGACCAGTACATGCCGCTGATGACAGGTACGTGCTCTGACAGCGCAAAAATGACACCGCACACCACGTCAAGGGTCACGGCTGCAAAAAACACGATCCGCGCGCCGTGCTGCCGCCTGACAACCGGGTCGTTGCGATCCTGGGAGAACCGCCACCGGCCGCCCATCATTGGTATTTCCTGTGGAGCGCGTGGATCAGCTCGCGGCGCGGTCGCTTTCCCGCGAAGTCAGGGTGGTGGCGGTGGCACAGCTTGAAAATACCACCCGCCGCTTCGTACTTACCCCACCTGAGGCAGGAGAAGTGATCATGACAGGTGTGCTGGTAATACCAAGGCGGCCAGAGGACAGCAGCGGAGAAAATAAGCGTGCCGCCGAAGCCGCTCCAGAAACCGTAGGTCGGGTGAGTTTCGCTCCCTGCCCCTGTTGCGTACAGGGAGAACGTGGGCGGGCGGTAAATGAGCCACCCGATGAAGACGTAGTATCCGCCGAGTGCGAGGAGAGGCCAGGCGCTCTTTAGTGTTTTCATAGCGCCTGCTGGAATGCGTCGTTGACGATGATCGGACACCGGATAGTCATGATTCGGTAAATCTTGCGGTCCAGCTCCAGGTAGCCCGCTCGCGCGTCCAGTTTCTCTCCGGAACCTTCCCCCCCGATAATATCGATAGTCCGGATCGCATCATCAATTCGTTGGTTCTGGGAGAAGTTCAGGTCCCCTGTCAGCGCGCCCATGATTTCGGAAATGCCCGCGAGCACCTCGGTATCGATGATATCGTAGGGCTGCGCTCGGAACGGCATGTACGCGCGGACCCGTACGTTGAAGGCGACACTTGTGGCGTTCAAGCCACTGCGCCGGATTGGCACGATCGAGTCAATCCAGATCGCGGCGGTCAAGCCGCCCGTGGGAGCGGAAACTGGCTCATTTTTCTTGACGATCTCGAACCGGCCGGTCTGGGCAACCAGGCTCTCCAACGTGGACAAGATGTCTACGATGACCTGCTCGGTGAAGTTAGGTGCCGTAACCATCACGCCATCCCTTGCAGAATAGCTATGTACGGGGGCAGCATTTCTTCCGCGCGTTCTACGGCTATGTTGTTGTACTCGTCAAAAACCTTGCGGAACGTGTGGTAGCCGAGGAACCGTGTCATCGGCCAGTGGCCGGATCCCCTCGGACCAACACGCGTGCCCACGCCTTCCAGCCAGGGGCCGTAGACAATCCAGCGGTCAGTAACCGTGATCTGGTCGCCGGACGCTTCCTGGTGAATCGCACCGATGTAGCCGCCGCGATTAACCTTAAGAACCGTGGACAGATGGAACTTGACCAGGCGCTCGATCTCGTCGGCCTCGGTGTGCCGAACCTCATTGCAGTATTCCGCCACGACGGCCTGACCGGTACCATCGAACATGGGACCGATCAGTTTCTCTTCGAACTCAATGCTGAATCCTGGCATCAGACTGCGTAGATCCTTGCGTTGCGACGGTACTTCTTGCACGCCATGTGAATCAGGTGATGCAGCGGGGTCTCTCCGGCCCGGCTCGGATGCGCGCCTTCCGGTCCTGGAGGCTGGCCCGCGTACGCGCTTGCTTCGCCGGTTAGCTGAGCCTCGGAGAGGCCGATGGCAACCGAATTGATTGCCGACGGGACCCGGACCCGGCTAACCGGTGCGTTGATGAGATGTGTAGCTGCGGTTGTTCCGAGAGCACCCCGCTGCACGGTCAGGGAACGAGCGGCACCAATTATCGTAGCCGAAGTATGAGCCGTAGGAATAGTGCCGTCCCAGCCGCGCTTGACGGTGTAACCGCCACCGACCGGAGTGTCTGTTACCAGCATCCGCTCAGCGTCGATAATGATAGCTTCGTCGATGTTGAGTGATCCTGCGCCATTGGTAGTCAGCGTGTTGTCGCTAACATTCGCCGTAGAAACGCCTGCGTTCAACGTCAGCCCCGTGCTGATCATCGAGTCGTTCTGCACCAGCAGGCGCTCTGTGCCAATGACCAATATCGCCCCGGTACCAACCCGGCTGCCATCCGCGACCTGAACCGTAGTGCCAGTAGTGTCGCTCATAGCAACAGCAAGCGTAGTCATCAGATCGACGTTGTAGTCAAATCCGAATGTACCCTGGATGACCGTAGACCGCTGGGGGGTCGGAGAGTTACCGCCAAAGGCCAGATTAGAGGCCCGGCTCAGCTCAAAAAACGTCCAGGGTGGGCCGGGGTCGCTCTCCCAGGGGCCGGGGAAGATCTGCGTCACGTCGAGCGGCGTGGTCCCGGCTTTGATGCTGACGGGGGGCCACACGGCCAGCTCGTTGTCTTTGAGCCAGACCTTCCACGGAGCGGCGTACTGGTAATTCGGCCAGTCAACGAAGCGCGTGTCGTCCGTAGGGTAGAACTTGCGGAGCATTATGGCTTCGACATCACGAGCTGAGGTCTGAATCGCTCTGTCAATCGCCGGGTTGGATCGGGCCGTTTCCTTTATGTCGAGGGCACGCTTCACCTCGGCACGCAAGCAATAACACACTTCGAGAACGGCCACGATCCTGTCCCTTGCTGTCTTGGCGTCGGCGCTGAGTCCGTGGGATGTGCCTGCGCATATTGTATCCGGCAGAAAGCGTGGTAGTAAAGTCCCCGGTTGACACGGTGACAAAGCCTGTGATTGGATAGTTGCTGGGCCAGGGGGTTGCAACCCCCCCTGCGACGCCTCTGGCCCCTTAGATTCCGGCCTAAGCGTGTGAATGTGACAGGCCGGTGAGGGACGAGCGGCTAGATACGAGGGGTGTCGGGCCGCTCGTCCCATCAATGCTTACCCGTACCCGTTCCGTCGGCAGAAAGGAACAGCACCATGAACGAAGGAAACGTCCCGACCTGGGACAGCGACCAGGACGCCAGCAGCGTGCGGGATGCGCTGCATCCGGCCGACTGCCTGTGCTCCGACCCGATCTGCCTGCAGGCACGCCTGCAGAAGTAGGACCCGGTGCCGGGACTCATAATCTCGTATTGCCGGTAAGGGGTGTGCAGACCCCGGTTGCCGCCAAGCGGCGGGCTGCTACCATGCCGCTTGGCGGCAATTATTGGGCCGTGACGGGAGCCGGTCCAAAGCCGCAAGGAACCTTGTTTCCTAGGGTGCCGCCGACCACGTCGCAGCGCCAGAACCCATTGGGCAAGGCTGCCGGAACCTTGGCCCTAGCAATTGTTACTGTTACCCGGCATAGCACCGAGCCGCCAGGCGGGGTCGAGAGTGCGATCTCCCCCGTAAGGGTAGACAGCTTGACCGTACTGGGATCGCTATCCAGCGTGTCCTGAGACCGTTTTATGTAGAAATCAACCTGCAGACTGGTCAGATCAAACGGTACGCCGGGAGGCGGAGTGCCAGGCTGAAACACGTCGACCTGGACGGTCTGGTCAGCGTTCTGCAGTAGTGGCAACGTACTTATTGACGCCATGTCACACTCTCCTGGCCTCACACTTGAGCGTATTTGTCACCACGGCTTCCCCGGTAAGCAAGCGGGCGATGGTGGGCTCGCAAGCCAGCGTCCTTATGACGAAGGTACTGCAGTTGATCGTATTGGGAAGCGGTGTTCCGGTCGGGACGCCCGGAGCGAACGACGTGGGCTTGGGATGCTTCCTGAATGGTAGCCAGATTCGCCGCCACCAGGTTTGCGGAACGAATGCGGGGGGTGGAACGGCTTTCTGCGGCGCAAACTGAACCTGCACCGGCCTGCGACGCCACGCCTTCCCCCGAAGAATAGGGACGGTTGGTGCCGGGAACTGAGCACGCAGCGCCGTGGCGGGCTGCGGCTTGTGGGCTAGACGGGGACGTCGCGGCTGGGCACTCTGTGGCACTCCGGGCGCGATGACGGCTGCGATCTGGCCGGGTATGAACTGTGGCGAAATGTGGAGCTTGCGCCGCCAGGGCAGGTGCCGTTGGATAAAGCCGATCGGGGCGGGTACGGCAGGAATAATTGTAGCTCCCGGCCCGGCACGCTGGATCGACCGGATTCGCAAAATTGGCCGCCACGAGCGTCCGCGCAACGTGGCGGGAACCGTGGTCGCAGGTGGAACTACTACACTCGCTACGGGTGCCCGGCTGCCTCTAGAACGGGCGGGCCAGGGGCGCGGACGTCGTACGAAGGAAATGGGCGCGACCGGCTCGCCAGGCTGCTGCTGAACCGGAGAGCGATGAGCGGACCAATAGAGCACCTTACGGGATGTGCGCTGCAGTGCAGGCAGGGGCTGGAAGGTTTCTGCGACGGGCGGAGCCCACTTCGCGGTACGAAGGTTGTGGGATCGCTCGGCGGCAGGGCGTGGAGAGCGGCCCGGCCGTATGGGCGGTTTTGCTGGTGCAGCGGCTGAGGGGGTAAATCCGGCCGAGGGCCTGATGAGCCTGGGCATGCGGCGCGCATACTGAACTGTGTGACGCTGGACGACAGCAACCGGAGCTGTTCCGGTGGCGGAGCGAACCGCAATCGCTGCGCCCATCATGTTCAGCGACGTGACGTTGCTGCCAGTCGCCGTCGCTGTCTTCGTCCCGGTCGCCGACGTGCCCGTCAGTGCCAGCGACGCGGTTTCGATTGCGGCCTCAGACACCGCCGCGACGGACGTCCCCGCGTCCGCCTGCTCGGTTTCGCTAGCATCCGGTGTGAATGCGGTCAGGACACCGCTAGTCAGGTTGCGGATCGCGTGGAACGTGAGCAGTAGGCAGTTCGGCGTGACCGGGGTGATTGACGATGCCCGCACCGAAGGCGCGGTGACCCCCGTATTGTCGTCCGTCGTGGGCGTGACATCTTCGGGTGTCGTGTTGTCCGCGCCCTGGATAGCAGTCAGGTTGGCAGCAAACCGGCCGGAAGTGAAACTGATGGTAGGTGCTGTGTCGCCTGACTGCATCACTCGGCGAAACACGGCAGTATGGCCGCTGGTGGGCGTGCTGCCAACCGCTGAAACGAACTGCGGGACAGGATTCGCCCACCCGCCCGGCGTCGTGATCGACCCAACTGCTGCGGTCAGCTCGCAGCCGATGTAAATAACGTCGCCGGGCTGCCACCCGGACGGCAGCGCCAAGCCGGAAGTGGCCGTCTCGGTCGCCGCGCTGGCGTAAGTGCTGGTGCTGCGGACGGTGGGGGCGGGCACGGGCTACCGCCTTCCAGTGCCTCCGCTCGATGGGACTATTCCTCGATGACGAATGTGACGACGAACAGGTGCGACGCGGGCAGGGCGTTACCGATGTTGACCACGGCCAGGCCGTTCGCCGTGCCCTGGTCCACCGTGAGCTGGTCGTCGGGGAACTCAGCGAGCCACTGGCCCTCGATCTGGGTGTTACCGCCCGTCGAAGCAAGAGCGTTCGCGCCGATCGTCGGGCCGGTCGTGTTGGCCGTGGCTGCGGTGGTGATGTCGATACCAGTCGATACCGAGGCCGCGCCGCGCTGGTCCTCGTTCTGGAGCGTGATGGTCGAGAACCCGGTGGAC